AGAAGAGGATATTGAAAGTGCAAAACAAATTGCAGATAAATGTCAGAAAGAACTAAGTTTTGTTAATATTAACATTTTAAAAGAAGCTCAAAATAAAGGTTGGTTGCTAGTCGCTGTCATATCAGACAGCAAAACAAAAATAGAAAATATTGTTGGATTTGCAAATTTCAGAATTCGAAAAGATAATAATGGCACCTTGTATGAGATTGGTATTAAAAGCGACCATAGAAGAAAAGGGGTTGGAAAAGAACTTATTGGTCATATCATTGAATTAATTCGGATTTCAGGAGGAAGGCATATTCGACTAAAATGTCCTGAAGATCTTAGTGCAAATATGTTTTATCAGCAATGTAATTTCAAACTTATCAAAATAGAAGACGGAAAAAAAAGACGATTAAATGTTTGGTCTTACGAAATTCCCAATCACATAAATCCTCAACTTATGCTGTTTTAAAAAACAAGGATTATTTTTAAATGGTTAAAGCAGAAGGGAAAACTTATGATTTTTTATCAGAATCAAGTATAGATACACATCTATTAGAGACATTTGATTTTGATTCCCCTCGACAAAAAATATTAACAGTGACAGATGAGTTTTCTGCCGTATGTCCTTTTTCTGGTCTTCCTGACTTGGGCAAATTAATAATTGAATACTATCCTGAAGGCGGAGTCTGCTTCGAATTGAAATCTATGAAATATTATATGCATAGTTTTCGCAATGTAGGCATATATCAAGAAGCAGCCACAAAGCGCATTTACAATGATTTAAAGAAATTATTATATACAAATAGAATTCAAGTCACTACAGTTTATAAGACACGAGGCGGATTTGATACGAGTTGCTCAGAAGGAAGATTATGAGTGTTTGATTAATTTGTATCAGCCTTGTATACTAGATGAACGGACATTGATTCTCCTAACGAGCGGACTGTTAAACACTCCACCATCCTTTTAACAGTCCGTTTTTATTTCATTTTAACAACACTTCCCCACTCTTCTTTAACATTATCTTTTTCATCTATTTCAAAGAGGGTCACCTCTACGCCTGAAATCTCTTCTATATTCAAACTTAGTTTTTCTAAAAAGAAATCGCATAAGTTTTCACAGGTTGGACATTCTCGTTGGGACTTGCTAAGAAAATCGTTTCTGTTTAAATCCGTACTGTCAATAAGGGAAACTATCGTTTTTATCATACCCCTTATATTCATAATATTTGATATCATTCCATTTATAGGATCTTTTGAGATAAATACTCTTAATTTCCATTTATGATTATGCGTAACTTCCCTAACACTCAAGGAATGCTTTGCAAAGAAAAGTACTGGTATGGTTAGTTGGTATTTTGACATTTTTATCCTTGTTTGCAAGTGTTGAGATATTGTAATATATAATATTATGAGCTTAGTTGAAAGTATTGGGGACCATGCAACAGTCACAAGTGTTATGGGACTTGTAATTTCTGCTTTGAGTATAGCTGTAAATGTTTTATTCTTTCAACTCATGAAATCTAAAAGCAATGAGACTAAGTATTTAAGACGAAAGTTAGATGATATTCAGAAATTTTTGTTGGAGAATCGAAAATGATTGACGAATTCATAACAGCTTTTAAAAAAAGCTTTTCATCGGAATTAGAAGTCTCAAAGATGAGACAGATAGATATTCAAGTCGCAACAATTAAAAGGCTGTTAGATAACATAGATGTTAACGAATTGACAGAAGAGAAGCAAGGCAAGCTGGAAGGAATGCTAAACGGCTCAGAGCCGAATAATGCTTGATTCATTTCGAATATAGCGTTACAATAAATCGTTTATTTTAACTCCTTCGACAAAGATGACGTTCTCCTCCGTTCGTCATCTTTTTTTGTTTCAAAAATCAACTAGGAACCGAAGGCCGTCATTCACAGATAGGTTGCAAAAATAAAGTTGCATATACAAAAAAATCAATCACAAAAAAAATCCGAAATATCGGTTGTGACTTTTTCGGCTTCGCAAATTTCTATCCCATAATTCGCTTCGACCATTTTCTTTTTAAGTTTATACATTGGTGTTCTGTATCCCTTCGTATCAAGATAAATTCCCACGTCATCATTGTTTCTAATTGTAAAATCGCAAATATAAGTGAACATCTTTTTCGCTGAATATGTCAGCACCTTTTCATTACAAGCCTTTACAATCCAAGCCTCTTTGCCCCGTTTATGAGATACAATCCATGTGGTCTCTTCATTCAAATCGAATGTTTCGACTTTTTTAGTTTTTGTTAGTTTCCTTCCAGCCATCAGCTGGAAGGAGTAATCTATATAAGGCTTATCTCTTCTTCTTATCATTCTCAAAGCGTCATATATTTCAAGTTCACTATCTGTCTGCCACTCAAACACGAAGTTGATAGGCAGGTAGAGTGGTATAGACACTTGCCAATCGAAGTCTTTTATGACACCTTCTTTTTTCTCAAGCTCAAGTCTTTGGTAAAATTTGGCCTCTAGTTGGGAGTCAAATTTCATTCCTTTGTACTCTGTTTTCTTAGCACCGTATTTATATCTCATTACTTGTCTACCTTAAAAAAAGTGAGTTGATCTTTATGATAAACATCACGAAGCAAATGAGGCGCATTTTCTTTTATCAACTCTGTTAAATATTCATTTATCATCAACGAGACTGTGGTTTTATTTTCTTTAGCGTATTGCTTTGCATAATTCCACAATTTATCGTCAATCATAAAACTAGTCTTTTTCCATTTCTCGATCTTCTTACCATCTACTCGCATTTTAACCCTCGCTATCTAATACAACCCTTCATCATAAAACTCGCTTTCATGCATTTGTCGACCATCTTTCATGTCCCCTTCTTGTTTGATCTCTTTCATTTGAACATAAGCTTTTTCCATTCGTTGTAAGAGTAGCGTGAGTTCTTCTTTATTCAGGACTTTCCATGAGACATCATACAACTCAAGTTTAGGCGCTATTTCATAGCACTTATTTCTAATCTCTATATCATCTAAAGATTCATATTTCTTCAGATAATGTGCATATGAATCTTTCAGGTTCGTATTTGATATTTCCCACAAATCTTCATAAGTATAAAGTTGATCAGTAACACCATGCCTGAAAAAGTTCCATTGCTTCGAAACTATTTGACTAATTATTTCATATTTTTCTTGATCGTCTTTTCTTTTCGTAAAGTTAAAGGACCAAATATCTGCGGGTCTTATCTGCAAAAGTCGATACAATTTCATTGCATTCTGTCCATATTTTTTATCTTTTGTAAAATGAAACATCATGCTTTGCCCCTTTGCGAGTTCACGTAGAGGCCTTCCAATTGTACTCTTTTTATAAGTGCTGAATATCTTTTTACAAAAAGATTCATCATAAATGGAATAAAAAACAGTTTTAATTTGATGAAGGGATTTCATTTGAATCTTTTATCTCATAGAGTGTGTATTCACAAGTTATTTCTTCCCCTTTTTTAATATCTTTAATAGCAACTAATCGCTTGAACAAACCAGAATCTATTAATTTGCAGTTGGGTTTAGAACTGTGATTATAAAATCCCCCTAAAGGGGTACGACAATGATTCTGTGGAAATGACAACCATTCAACAACTTTCACATGTGCAACCCCAAGATCAAATCCCGAAGGGATATATTCTGTTGCGAATAACCCTAGCCCGTGTATCAGGGATTGTTTGATAGTTAAGCAATCAGGTAATGGTCTATACATTTTCAATATTTTGTTTTTTGAAAACTCCTAGATATTCTTGTATTACTTTCTTATCAGCAGAAGTGATTTGACTTTCAAGAGTGTTATCCCCTTCAAATATTAAATACAACTCAGGTGTAACCCCATTCCCATTGCAACAATAAGCGGGATTGACATAATAAACGTCCCCATCTTCTGTTTTGATTTTTCTGATTGTTCCTATTTTTTTAGATTCAGAAAGAAATCTGAAGAGTGTTGTTCTCGAACAGCTTAATATTCCCATCATGTCAGAATTGGTTAAGGGGTGATTGTCCACCCATTTGTTATCATCCAAGTTGCTTTTCTGAATAACGAGTCTATTCGTATTCTGTTCAAGAAATCTAATCAATTTAGAAAAGTATCCCAGATGGGCATCTTTATCATATTCTGGATTTATTTCAGTAAAGGATTTTACGAACTTTCGACTACTATTTTTCATCATGAGTGAATGCTGTAAAGGGTATTCATCAGTTCTGACAACTTCCCCTGTTATATCATCATAATCAAAGTATCTTCTAATTACTTTTCTCATAAAATCATTTTTTCAGTCTTTAATTGCAATGATTCCTATAAAATTATATCGTTTGAAAAAGACATCATATTGTTTGAATCCGACATCTTTCAGTTCAGATAAGATTTTATTTTCTGTTACAGGTCTCATTATTTTTCTCAGAGATGTTTCTTTTTCCAATATTTCTTCGGCATTAAAATGCTTTCTCTTAAAATCGTAGTATATGAATGTCATCATATCTTGAATTTTAGAACCTCTAGCGTATATTTTCTCAGAAAAAATAAAGGCCCCACCTGTATTCAGTGTTTTAAATACCATTTCAAGAATGCTTCTTCTCTCAATACTGGGTAAGAATTGAAGTGTAAAGATAGAAGTGCATAGAGACATGTTTTGAAATACATCTGATGGATTGTTGAGATAGTCTAATACATCACATACATGTAAGTTCAGGCAAGACGCCCAAGTATTAGAACTAGTCATCATTTTATCGAAATCACCAGCTAGATTTTTTTCTTTTTCTATCCCAATAAATCTCGTTCGTAAACTGCCTTTTGAAACAGCATTTTCATCTATATTTTCAGAAACAAATCTCTTAGCCAATCTTTCGATAAAGACACCAGTTGAACATCCTATATCGACTACATTAGTTCCGGGCTCAATAAAGTATTGCGATAGTGATTCTACATCAGTTATCAGACTACGATAATTGGGAATACTTTTGTTTATGTGATTGTCAAAATCTTCTATTGTGGAAAAGCTGAATTTGTTATCTATAGTTTCAGGCACTATTTTCTTCCTAATATCTCAGCTAAATTATCAAGTTTATCGCATAGTTTCACAATTTCTTTTTCAAGATCGGTTAGATCATCTTTCATATGCAGAACGTCGTCTACAATCCCAGGCTGTTCATCAGTGTCTTTATAACGCTCCAGATCAACCATCCCATTCTTCATTTCACCCAATATACCGAATAGTTCAGACATGCTTTCAGCTATTGGAATCCACACAGATTCTGAGTTTACACTTTTAATCTGTTTGACTCTTTTCCCTCGTATACCTTTTCGTTTTGGAATAGATGTTGACATTAAAATCTCCTCATAATAATGACAGTTGTGATTGATTACTATATTTGTTATAGACATCTCTTAAGACATCCATAACTCTAATTCTTCTTTTTTGATTCAGAGAACTTTCTAGTATTTTTTCAAAGTGATTTGAGACGCCAGAAACTAATTGCAAGTTGGCATGCTTTCTGACATTCATCAATGAAAATTGATAAGAATATTGACTAATAATCATATGCTTTTCATGGGGCTTATTTATTTGATGCCAATCAAATTGAATAAAATGATTAAAAACACTTTTTTCAATAAATGGCACAACAAACTTTTTGTTGTATCCTTTTGCTAGTTGAAGTTGTTGTAAATATCCTCCGGGATTTTCCTGTGAGAAGTAATCATATCTGTATTTATCAAAGTTTTCTTTGCTATGTCTGGATTTAAATTTTGTGTGTGATGCTCTAGAAAGCCCGTAATGACTGTCTGCACCCAATCCGCTTAGAATGTATTTTTCTTTTATTTCTGGATATATATAAATAAAAGGCCATGTACATTCAAATTGTGTTTTTTTCTCGCAATCATAAAAAGTTGCTAGTATCTGAATATCTGCTATCAACGTTTCTAAATCGTCAGGCAACTCGGTCATGTTGAATGACCATCCCATTTCTCGGGCGATGTGTTCGGCCCCTATGGAATCGGGATTGGGTTTGTCTTTTATTCTGAAACAATAAGCTGAGACTTTCTTTCCTAGTTCTTCTGCACAAAATCCCAGACAACAGCTATCAACGCCCCCTGACAAATGAAGTGCGACTTCATCGTCAGGACATTGTTCACTTATGATCGACTCAAGTATAGCTTTAATAGTCATTCTATAACTCTCTCTATGACGTTGTTTTTAATTATCTGACACATAACACAGAGCGACAAAAACATCAGCTTATTTTCGTTTTAATTTTCATTAAAAAAGAAACAATTGCAAGCTATCTTTTTCGTTAAATGATTCATCTATGTTTTCAGACGGCTTATCTTCATCTTGATCAGCGGCTAGCATTTTTTCGTTATAAGGAGATAAGATTTTTTCATACACAGCTTTTGCAACAGCAAACATTAATCTAGGCGGAACCATTCTGCAAACTCTTTCTGCACGTTGATCAAATGTTCCTGTTAGTTTGAAGTCTTCGGGAAGAGAAGTTAGTCTCATTAATTCTTCTATTGACAATTTTCTGTCTTCATTATAATGAAATACTCCTGACAGTGATTTCTGTTGTCCCAGCTGTGTCAGTGAGGGAGATGGATTATCAGGGACAGGTCTAATTAGATTGAATAATGATTTTGTAGGATGCAAATGTGATCCTTTAATTAGTTTTGTCGGATTCTTAGGGATTTGTGACATCCATTTCTTTTGAAAACCTCCCCGTTCATAGTATTCAACAAGTTCTTCTATATGATCGGAATTGCTTTTCACATTATCAATAGCTTCTTTAATTGAAATATATTCATGTGTTCCTTTGGGGTGAATGGTATCCACATCAAATCTGTCGAGATTTATAGTATCTGCGACATCTTGTCTGACACCAATAAATATGCATCTGTTACGTGATTGAGGAACATAAAAGTGAGATGCATCAAGAACTTTAGCATTTGCATAATATCCAATATCAAAGAACCCTTGAATAACAGCATCGAAGTAGTGACGATTCCCTTTATGCATCATGCTAGGCACATTTTCAGCAATGATTACTTTGGGTTTTATTTCTTCTGCAACTCTAATAAATTCAACAAACAAATCTTCTATATTTTCAACTTTTTTATTGTCGCTATATTTCTTCACGCTAGATTTTTTCTTTGACTTACTCCACATAGAAGCAAGTGAAAAAGAAGAACATGGCGGCGATCCGTCAAGTATGTCTAGTTGATCTTTCTTGAAGTTAACAAGTTTCAAAAAATCTCTACCATTTAATTCTTTTATATCTTCAGTAAGCATCTTTGTTCTTGGAGAATTAGTCAAGTAGGTTTTAGCCGCTTCTTCAACGAACTCATTAGCTACGATAACATCTCCGCCCGCAAGCTTATACCCAATAGAAGATCCACCTCCGCCCGAAAAAGTCGAAATGACATTAAACAACTTTCTCGATGCGGCAATTTCTACATCCATCATGTAATAGGGTTTATATTTAACAGGCCCCTCACTTTGACCTAAAAAGTTTAGCTGATTTGACACCACATCCCTCTATTTTGATAAAATTATATCACAAGCAGAACAAAAAAACAAGCGAAAAGAATAGATTAGTCTCAAATATGAGACTGTTATCTCAATTTTGAGACTATTCGCTTCGCCCGTTCTTTTATTTAGATTCTTTTAAAATCGTTGTTTTGAATAATTCTTCAACAGTAGCTTTTCTTGTAACCTGAATGTAGTCTGGATTTAAGATATAGAACTTGTTTTTCACGTTAAAATTAACTGATGCTATATACTTTTTTGCTGTAGCTTCTCTATAAAATCTGTAGAAACTAGATTGTGTCGCCCCTGTTATTCTAACTAAATCTTCTATACAAGTACAGTGTTCTTTTTTCCCCGCTTTTATAGTCTTATAAAGAATGCCAGTTCTTTCATCAGCATGAATAGTAAGATTATACCAAAACCCCAAAAAGCTATTTAGTGATAAATCTACCCGTTCCATTGCATTTTTCCCCCTTCATATGATACTATAGTGTATAATAACATATTATTTTATCATCCTCAACTAAAGCCATATTAAAACAGACTCTCAAATGTCATAAGTTCCTTGTTGAAATTCAGAGACACTTCACCTGTAGGGCCATTTCTGTTTTTTCTGACTAAAAGTTGTGTCACGGATTCGTCTTCTTGATTATTTTCATAGTAATCTTCTCTATAAATGAAAGCAACCATATCGGCAGTTTGTTCTAATTCGCCAGATTCTCTCAGGGAAGAAAGTGCAGGACGTTTATCATCACTTCTTTCAGAACTTCTGTTTAGCTGAGAACAGATAACAACAGGAACATCTAATTCTCCCGCTAATGCTTTAAGATTTCTAACAACATCAGCAACTTCTTGTTCTCGTGTTCCGTAGTTTTTTGAGGGAAGAACAAGCTGAACATAATCAACAACTACTAATCCCAAATCATCTATTTCAGATTTCAATTTTCTAGCTTCGGCTTTGATTGTAGAAACTTTTAACCCCCTTTTATCAATAATATGAATTGGGGAATATTTCAATCTACTCATTCCTTCCACAACGATATCTAATTCTTCATTAGTAAG